AATGAACCCAGTCTGTACTGAATGTGGGAAAGAGTGCGGATGGGCTAATCAACCCGCCGCGTACCCGTATGGAGTAGCCTTGTTATGTGCGATAGATATGCACATGATAGATTCCGCATGGAAAGTACAGGTAGACTTAGGCGCGCTAGAGGCTCGAAGGTTCCACTCGAAGAACCTCATAAAGAAACCGCCAGACATACAGGATATACACAAGCGCAGATAGCTTTATACCCAGTATACTAACAGAGTTATCAGCTTCACCCTTCTGTGCTGCCTACTGTGAAGCGGGCAGCACAGAGGGACATTCACCATGCACATAGGAAAAACGGTGCTCACGGGCATTGAGGCAAGAAAGAAAGTAGTAGCAGGCGCAAAGTTCCTGGGAGACTGCGTAACTCACACTATCGGACCATTCGGTACGAACGGTCTCCTTGAAAAAGGATTGAGAGTCACTAATGACGGTATTTCGATAGCACGGGAGATTCAGCTTGACGACGAGACGGAGGATATGGGTCTTCGCAAGGTCAGGGATGCGGCAGAAAAGGCAAATAACCAGGCAGGCGACGGCTCTACCACCACTATTACCCTTGCTGTAGAAATCGCAACAGCTCTCGATGAGAAGCTGGGAGACGGCCGTACCGTAGGTGTAAAGAGTACTGGGGAGCTACGAAAACAGCTTTCGCAAGAGAAAGATGAGGTCATAGCGAAGCTGAAAGAGCTTGCTACCCCCATAACAACCGAAGAACAGCTCATTCAATCAGCTATCGTTTCTGTAGAAGACGAGGAACTAGGCCGTCTGATAGGCGAAACACAGTGGAAACTCGGCAAGGACGGGCAGATTCTCGCGGAAGACACTATCGAAACAAAGACAACGGTAGAACCTATACTCGGCATAAGGATAGATAACGGCCTCGGACTCACCCAGGCCATGAACAACTTTGAGAAACAGTCTCTCGACCTCACGGATGTTCCCGTTATCCTCACAACAAACACCGTATCCCTAGAGACATACAGCCAGCTCCAGCCGATATTCGAGGGACTAGCCTCGCAAGGACAACGAAACGTAGTGCTGGTTTGCCGCGCAATATCAGACGATGTTATCCCTGTTATCCAGGCAAACGCGCAAAAAGGCTTCTACATAGCCCCCATAAACGCTCCCTACGTGAACCAGAGGGAAGTAATGAAAGACCTCGAAGCAGTCTTAGGCGGTAGGTTCGTAGATCAGGACGATGGAGGACTCGACACCATCCAGCATTCCGACCTCGGAACCATAAAGAGCCTTAGCGCAAAGCGATACGATGCTATTTTCGCAGGCGAAAACACTCCCGAGGCCAACGCGCGGGTAGCAAAGCGCGTCGCAACCCTCAAAGACATGCTGAAGGGAGCGGTATCAGACTTCGACAAGAAGAACCTCGAAACCAGAATAGCCCAGCTCGATGGTGGATTCGCGCTCATAAAAGTCGGCGCAGAATCAGAGAGTGAACGAAAGAGGATATTCGACAAGGTAGAAGACGCAGTAAACGCGGTGAGAGCCGCGTACCAAGAAGGAACCGTAAAAGGGGCAGGACTCGCCTTCAAGGAAATCGCGGACGAACTCCCTGCAGACTCCCTCCTTAAAAAGCCTCTTGGAAGCATCTACAGACAGATTATGAAGAATGCCCCAAGCGGCTTCGAGGTAGAAGACTGGGTAGTAGACCCCGTAAAGGTGCTAAGAATAGCTCTCGAACACGCAACAACGGTAGCATTCCAGCTCGTAACGATAGGCGTAACCAGCCACACCACCCGAAAGAAATCAACAGACAAGAACGAAGACTAGGTGATAGACTATCCTCATGAAAACGCACAAGACCATGGGCGGTATGGAAATCCTGAATAAACTCGCAGGAAAGAAGAAACAAGCAGAAAACTTCCTAGAATCAGTAGGAAGAAACATGCGCCCGAAGAAAGGAACAACCTACGGAAACAGAACAACGATAAAGCAGGGAATAAGTGACTTCAAGAAGATCTTCGCGAAATAATCCAATGAAAGAAACAGGCAGACCAACAGTAATGACAGATGATGTCCTCAATAAATTAGAGGAAGTATTCGCATTAGGTGGAACTGACCAAGAAGCGTGCTTTTATGCGGGTATTTCGCACCAAACTCTTTACAACTACCAGGAAAAGAATCCTAGCTTTGTTGACCGAAAAGAAGCTCTGAAGGAAACACCTGTACTCCTAGCACGTAGAACAGTTAATAAATCACTCGCTGAAGACGTAAATAGTGCTTGGAAATACCTTGAACGAAAGGATAAGCGTCTCTCTCCTCATTCAACGGTAGATGTTACAACCGCAGGTGAGCCACTCCACACCATAAATGTCACCCCAATCCGGCAAGACGCTTGATATACAGGCTAATGAGAAACAACGACAGGCTCTTATTGTCTGGCTTGATGATCATACCGACGACGTAGTGTATGGGGGAGCCGCAGGCGGCGGCAAATCATTCCTAGCGGGCATAGCACTCACTATGACCGCTCTCCAGCATCCTGGCGCAAGGCTCTTTCTCGGGCGTAAGGAGCTGAAGACCCTCATGCTCACGAGCTACATAACTCTTACGCAGAAGGTATTTCCCGTATTTCAGCTCAAACAGGACATAGATTGGAAACTTGATGGAAAATACAACGGTATCCACTTCACCAATGGATCAGTAATAAACCTTCTTGACCTCGCGTACTCTCCGGCAGACCCGCTCTATGACCGTTTCGGCTCCCATGAGTACACCCGAGGATGGATAGAAGAGGCTTCAGAGGTAGATTTCAAGGCATACGATGTACTCAAATCGCGCGTAGGTAGGCATAACGATCTCAATGGCGTAACTGTAAAGAGCAAGCTCGGGCTCTCTTTGAACCCTTCCCAGGAATGGCCGTATAGGTTGTTCTATTCCCCTTGGAAGAAAGCGGGAAAAGTATCTACTCCTCTTGTGTCCGTAGCCGCTATGGTGGATGGAGAGGAAGTGCAGAGAACATTCGTATTCATTCAGGCACTCTATAAGGACAATCCGTACACCGCAGGTGAGTACATGAAGAACCTGGCTACTATCGTTGATCCGGTCATGAAGCAGAGGCTCATGGACGGGGACTGGGAGTATGCAAGCGCGCAGGATACGCTATTCACAGCTCAAGTGATAGCTGACTTGTATAACGCCGTCATAAAGAATGAAGATGAATACTTCATGACTGTCGATATAGCCCGAACAAGCGACAAGATAGTACGCACGGTATGGAAAGGCTGGGACGCGGTGCGTATACGCCACAAGACCAACGTACCTATCACGGAGACTGTCGATGACGTACGAACCGACGCGGATATGTACGGTATTCCGAGAGAGAACATACTCTATGATGCTGACGGCGTAGGCATGACATTCGGCGATCTCCTTCCAGGGACTCTCGCATTCCATGGCGGAGCGGCCCCGTTCGGGCGCGTGGGCGAACAAGAAGTACGAGAGAACTACGAGAACCTAAAGGCCCAGTGCGCATATCACCTCTCCCAGAAGGCACGAGAACGTAAAGTACGGGTATCAGAGCAGGATATAGAAGTACGCGAGCTTCTTTCCCAGGAACTCTCGCAGATAAAGAGGCGCGACGCGGAAAAGGACGGGAAGCTCAAGATAACGAAGAAAGAAGATATGAAAGCGGCATTGGGCCGTAGTCCTGACTTCGCAGATACATTCGTAATGAGGAGCTACTTCGATCTTAGAGAGAGAGAAGAAGGACTCGGTTCCTCGCAGCACGTATCAGTATTCATCCCAAGCTATGAGAACTGGTAGTTATTAACACATGAAACCTAGACTATATAGATATACTATGCTCATGACCTCTAACTCCTAGCGTGTGGTAGGCGCAATCATTACCGATAAGGATGGGAACCCGGTTGACGGGAGCGGCACCAAGCTCTCGGCATCCTCATATCAGCCTCCTAAAGAGATACGTGATCTTTTCGCGCGAGTGCAACGTGACTATCAGGTAGCCTATACCCTGCAACATAGGGAGTTCGACGAGTTCGACGGCATGAGCCTCCTTCAGCGTACACGGCTCGACCAGGAGACATTCGGCGCTTTCGTCGGAGCAGAGTTCGTTCCCGCTACCCAGCGATGGCGATGGCGCGGCCGTAAGAACACCGCTCGCAACAAGCTCATGGGCATCCTGGCTCACATGCTCGCAGCAATGCTCTTTCCGTATGTCAGAGCTACGAATGATAGGAACGAGGAGGATAAGATGGCCGCTCGGGTCATGGCTATTCTCGTCGAAGAACACTTGAGACGGGCAGGTTATGAGACCCAGTTCCTCTACATCGTGCTTTCGGCGCTCGTTAATCCTGCAGTATTCGTCGGGGTCGAGTACGTTGAACAGATGCAGCGCATAAAGCAGAAGCTCGCAGACGGCTCATATCAAGTTATCGAGGCAGTAGATGAGATACTGTCAGGACTTCAGCTCAATATCATCCCTATAGACGAGGTATTACTCGCTGACTTCTACACCAAGGAACTCCAGGCGCAGCCCTATATCATTCGTGTCCGCCGTATTCCGTATGATATGGCTCGTGCCAAGTGGGGCCATAACAAGAACTTCGACTATGTCCAGGCAGGCATGACCCGCATATTCCTTACGGGACAGGAGAGCCAGACCCTCTATGACATCGAATGGACCGAGGCAGATCGAGACTACGTACAGGAGATAAACATTCAGTATCGCTCTGAAGACCTTGAACTTGACTGGGTTGGGGGTGTGTTCATGAGTAACGAATCAAACCCGTACAACTCCAATCCTATAAAGCATAGGCGGATGCAGATTGTGAACGGGGAATGGGGAACCGTCCCGGTCTATAACCTCGCAAAGAGCGGATTCGAGCCGATAGACCCTACAGGAAGGTTCGCCTACTACAAGTCAGGGGCATTCAAGGAATACTGGGATGATAAGAGTCAGAACTTCGTACAGCGAATGTTGCTTGATGGAACAGCGCTTGACGTTATAAAGCCTATATTCGGCACAGGCATAGCGAAGATGGATACGTCTGTCGTCGCTCCAGGTGCCTTCGTTGGTATGCCTATGGGCGCGAACGTCGTCCCGTACTCACTCGGGCCTAACTTGGCCGCAGCCTATAACGCCGTGAACCAGGCGAAAGAGGACATGAGTGAGTCCACTCAGGATAAGATCATGACCGGTGGAGCGGAGCCGGGCGTAACTGCATATGCAACCAGCCAGGCAGAACAGAATGCCCGTGTGTTCCTCGGTAATTTCGGCACCCTTCTTGCCCAGCTCGTGACCGATATAGGCGAGCTAACGATGGACTGCGTTATCCAGCACACCACCATAGGAGAGCTTGATACTACCGTACCCGAAGCACTCGCAATGAAGTACAAGACCATACTTTCAAGGGGTAAGGAGAAAGGGAAGAACGTCACGAACCGTGTCGTATTCTCCGATAAATACATGGGCCGCGAGATAACCGAAGAAGAGAAGAACGAGATAGAATGGGAATTGTTCGACGAGGCTGGGGGCGAAGACTCTGACCAGCGCATCTACATGACGAATCCCTACCAGTTCGCGCGTACTAAATATTCAATGTGGGTAGACGCAGACCAGATAGTGTCTAAGTCTATGGGAACTGACGAGCAACGGTCTGCTCTTGCCCTCCAGGTGCTCACCAGCCCTATGGTAGCGCCGTACGTCGATATGGAGACGGTAGTAGAGGACTTTGCTATCGAGCCGTTCGCTGATGGCGACCCCGATCGCTACAAACGCAAGCAAGACCCGAATGAGATGCTGAATCAGGCGATGGGAGGTATGCAGGGTCAGCCCCTTCCAGGGGTTCCAAACCAGCTCCCGACCCAGAGCGTGAAGGCCGGGGTGCCTATGTAATAGTAATAAAAAATCTATGAAACTAAAGACAGCAGTAACCGCTTCGCAGAAGCTCGTCCCGCTTCACAAGAAGATAGCAACGGGACTAGCACCAAAGAAGACACCGGGCAGCGTTAAAAAGT